TCCTGTCTGGGTTAAGTCAGCCGCCCAATGCGACTGTCAGGGATGCCCAAACAGTACAATAGATTTTTACAAAAAGAAAGAGGCGATCCGAAGACCGCCTCAATCTAACAAGTGCAATGTGTCTTACGCTCCAGGGGAGCCAAACACACAACGTGGGTCACTAAAGCCGAAGCTATAACGCTCACGAGCCTTGAAGCGCATGTTACCTGTGTCGAAATCAGCTTCCATGTTAGTGGAAAGCGGAGTCCGCTCAAAGTGAACAAAGCCACGAGGCGCATCAGTCTTGAGGAAAAACGCATCTGGATCAGTAAGGAAGTCGTTGACGGCATAACCATCAGGCAACATTCCCATTGAACGGATTGCGTTAGTGTCGTTGTCAGCAGTACTAGTGCGGAGGTTGGAGACCATCAGGCGCTCTGCAACGAATTGCAATTGCCGTGGGATCATCAACTTCATGCCGCGAAGAGCAACCTTCAAGCCACGTTCGTCAACATAACCAGCAATGTTGATCAGAGCGTCTTCCAAAGAAGTTTCGTTCAGATCAGCAGCAGTTGATGGTTCGTTAGCGAAAGTTCCACCGTTTGTAAGCGGGTGATCAGTGGCGCAAAGTGCAACACCGTCTCCGCCAGCAGTTGCACCAGCGGCGAACGCATTGTTCAATACCGCAGCGGCTTTAACCTGCTTAGAGTGGGCCATTGAGCGAGCGAGAGCGCGTGTGTAACGACTGCCGAGGCGGTCATACAAGTTGTCCTCGATTGCTTCCTCAGTAATTGAGAAGGCAAGCGCAACGGTTTCGTGGTTGTAACGAGCTGTGTATGCTTCGTTAGCATCGTCAAAGTTGACAGCGGAACCTTCAGACTTAGTAGGTGCCGAGCCAAATCCAGATAGCATAACTTCCTCCTCGAACGCTCTGTCCGATGATTCAGTTGTATACAGCTCTGAATGTTGGTTTTCGTAGCGATCGTACTCCATACCAAACAAGGCGTTGAGACCTGGTTCAAGCTCTTTCGCTAATTGTGCGCGTGAAATAGCCATGTTTTAGACCCCCTTATACGCCGGTCGTAGCAACAGTACCCGCTGCAATGGAACCAGTAGGCGCATTGAAGTGGTTGTTGATACGAACGATTAATGGAATACCAGCGACAGTGAAATCCGAATTGTCTGGGTCATCTTGTATGCCCATAACACGGAGTGCCAAAGTGTTGGTAGCTGCGACTGTATTTAAATCTGCGGTTGCAGAAGAAATACCAGTAGTTGTAGAACCACTGTTGCCTGTTGCAAACGCGATGTTTGCGAACACAGATGTAAGAATTTCCGCTTCAGTGTTCTGACCAGCCACAACATTAGATGTTGCAATGGTGAACAGTTGATTTGGATCGTCATACAAAAAGGCTTTGACAGGGAAATTAGAATCCGCGCCAGAACCGGGCCATTGGTTTGCCCGAATAACTTCACCTGTAGTAGATGAAACATACTCACAGCCATAGAACACACCCACAATACTGACATTACCACCAGCCGCAGCTTGTAGATCGTCAATGACGCCCGCAGCCAACGGAATAACCGCCATGCCTTGGAACATTGGATTGGAGTTGTCAGAAGCTATGCGATATTCAGATAGACCAGTAGAGTTGGTCGATTGACCAATTTTACCAATGGGACGTAGCCCAAAGGATCCGTTAGAATTTGCCATAATAGCACCTCAAAGTTACTTGGAGTCTCCTCGCGAGCCTCCAAAGGATACACGACTTTGCCGATTATTAGAAATCGGCATCGAAGGATGTTGGTCCTTCATTAGGTCCTGGTCAACTGCTACCATCTGTTCGCGGGTCCGGTTCCCGTAATACGCGGATCGTTCTTGGGCGGTCTCTACAGGTATTCGGCACAGCATCAATCCACCTTGTCCGATAACCCCTTCGTATCGACCTTCGTCAATAGTGGGAGCTTCATAGTCTGGATACTCGTCCTTACGGACAGGTTCCCATCCTTCGCGTAGCTTGGTGTTGACATTCATTTTGTCTTCTTCACCACGCATTGCGACTCGAATCCAACGATGCACATAGCCTGGAGGGGCTACAGGTGCTTCAAGGCGACTGGGCGGAGCCCATGGTTTACGGCGCGTTTCTGTTTCGCGGGTAGCGCTCTCGCGCGGTTTTCTATCAGTCATTCTATCAATCCTTCACATATTTTGCATATTCTTCAAGCGGGACGTTTAACCGTTTTGCCATCGCAATTTGTGATGGTGAGAGTTTCACCGACCTGCGCCCTGTTTTTGCTGTACTGCGGGTAGCTGAAGCGCCAGCAGGTGCGACCTGTGCTCCACCCGATTTCTTCGCGGCTTGGAATTTGTGTGGAAATTCCACGCGCATGCGTTTGTCTACTTCACTATAGTAGTCATTTGCAGTCGGGTCAATTCCTTCTTCCTCAACTAATTTACGATGTATGCCAAAAGCAGCATATGTCATAACCTCGTCGTTTCCAAACCAATCGTTCTTCTCTGCCCACGCTTCGGCTTTGGGATCGGGCTTTGCCGCAGGAGTTTGCGGAACTTGTTGTTGTGGAACAACAGGTTGCTGGGCTTGAACAGGCTGGGCCTGCTCCGATCTTTGTTTAGCTAAACGTAAGCGTTCGTTCTCGATAGACATGTTTGATAAGGCTTCTTGAGCCTCTAACATTTTATCGGTGTCACCGCTGTCGTGGGCCTCACGGTACAACTTTTTAGCTGAAGCAACCTGAGTTTCAAGCCGTGTGCCGTATTCTGCAAGGTAGCCCTTGTCTAAATTCTGCATGCGACTTTTAAGGTTTTGGTTCTCATTCAACAGTTGTTGTGCCATTCGCACCGCTTCTTCCCGATCCCGTTCTTCTTTACGGTATTTCTCGGTCAGCTTTTTAATGCGGGTTTGAACTTTGTTACTGTAGCTATCCAACTCATCTTCTGAGCCAGACGCCTTTTCTTCTTTTGAATCAGAAGGTCCAGTTTCGATTTCGATTTCAGTTCCAGCTTCCGCCTTTACTTCTACCTCTACCTCTACTCCCTCATCTTCGTCTTCAATGACTTCTTCATTTTCTTGAGACATAGTTTTCTCCTAGACCTGCTTAATGTCATCAGGTTCAAGAATAGTAGCGATAACTTCGTCATCGTTAATGATGCGAACTTCTCCACCGTCAATCTTGAAACGTGATCCCGAATATCTACCGATACAAACCCATTGGCCTTCTTCGCACCAAGGTTCTGCATCCTGTCCAAACTTGCCTGGGTCTTTGTATGCCAAAGGCCCGATCTTGAGAACGTAAGCCACAACAGTAGCTACAGCCTCACGAGCTCGAATCTCATCTGGGATATGTAAACCACCCTGCGTCTTGGTTGCACCTTGATAAGGCATCACCAACAAGCGCCAGCCCGTGGGCTGCGGTAGTCGTTCCAAAAGGGGTTTCTCTAGTAGAGAAGGGTCTAACACCTTCTCGGTGGCGTCCACATATGCGCTATTCACATCGGACGAGTCAGCCGGAGCCTTCTCTTTGTCCTTGTTCATTTTCTGCGCAACGTGATCAGGAAGATATAAGGTCTTCGACATCGTCTGCGTTTCTCTCCAGCAGGGCTTTTATTTCCTCACGGGCGTAGGTCAGGCCCCGTATCTCACCTACCATGAGTTTGTAATGCTCCCAGTCTTTGGCAGCATCATGTGCGAGAGAACTTGCAATATCTTGTTCGCGCTCTCGTAGTAGCTTATACATGTATGTCGAGAAGTCCACAAGGTCCATTAAAGTTTATCCTCTTCAGAGCTGTCGTGGTACAAGTTATCAAACACCCGATTAACATCCAGCGTATAGTCCAAATCTGACTTAGAATAGTGAATGTGTTGAGACGGCCTAAAGTCTGGCGCACCTTCTCCAGTTTCAAACCAAGCTGGGTGCGTAACTCTTACCCTGTTGTTAGGCAAAGCAACGATGTTTCCAGTGTATGGGCCAGCATCGAGCAGCTCTAAAACGTGACTCTGCTTATGCTGCGCAGGGTCATCCGCAATTTCGCTGTCAGTGTAATCCACAGTAAACATATACTTAGCCGGATAGAACTCGCTCTCCACCTTCGCCATCCAAGGGCAAGGTGTAGTTCTGTCCATCTGGTACACAGCGTGTGTACGGGACGAGCAGTCCCAAGGTTGCGCTGCGTGAACAGGCATAGGTTCCGGCCACTCTTCAAATGGAGTGTCCCCTACTAAAGCCGTAATGGGCATTCTCGCCCACATAGCTCCGCCATGGACATTAGGTATACCCTCGATGTCCGCTTCGCAGCCAGTGAAAATCACCTGAAAACTCAGGCATCTGTTCGGCATGGTGGTGACGCCAATCGCCATCGCATGTAAAAACTCTCCGTGGTACGCAGTATGGTTGTGTGTGTACTCACGCCGCACCCAGCACTTAAAGTGCGGGATGTTACTTTGTAGAAAGGCCATTAAAAGATTTGTGTACCTTTTCCTGAGAAACGAGCCGCGCCGTATCCTGCGCCTCCCACTGCCGCGCCTTTGGACTTGATACTGCCGCCCAAGGCGTAACCTTTGGACTTAATCTTACCGCCCATTGCCATGCCTTTGGCTTTGACCTTGCCGCCCATTGCCATGCCTTTGGCTTTGACCTTACCGCCCATCGCCATACCCTTGGCTTTGACCTTACCGCCCATCGCCATACCTTTAGCTTTGACCTTGCCACCCATCGCCATACCTTTGGCTTTGACCTTACCGCCCATCGCCATACCTTTGGCTTTGACCTTACCGCCCATCGCCATACCTTTGGCTTTGACACGGCCACCTTTAGCCATCTGGCCTACACCGTCCATGGCAAACTTAGGTATTTGCTTACCAGTTTTGGGATCTTTGCCCATTGGCATTACAGAGCCGCCAGCAGCCATACCCTTGGCTTTGACCTTGCCGCCCATTGCCATACCCTTTTTCTTTTTCATCGTACTCTCCTAAACCATAAGTTCAAAGTGTGGTCCGTCTATAAACGGTCTGCGATTCTGTGATCGTCTTTCATCGATATAGTGATTCATAGCATCTTCCATGTCACCAGTAAACTGAGCGATGTTAGACACGTTCCATGCCGCGCCCCACCTGATGGGGACATCTATTTCCCTAGCAGCTTCAGCCATAGCGTCTGCTATATCATCATACAAATTGAGTTCCCAGCTTCCCCTGGAGCCAATATAAGCCATTAGGTCTACGGCATAGCCCTGTAGGTGCTTGGACTTCATCGTCTGTGATGCGCCCTTCTCAACAAGCTCTCGCTGTTCTTCCAAGGTTCTCATACCACAGATCACGCCAAAGTCGATCTTGGATCTATGAATAGCCGATTTAACAACCGCGACAAGCCGTGGATCTAAGCCCTCCAGCTTGCCCTCGCTCCGTGCACTTAGTTTAAAAGTCATTGTTCTATCCTCACGTTCAAACAAGCAACCGCCATATTGTTACTTGTTACCATAACCTTCGCCTGTTCTTTGTACAGTTCACATACCGTTCTACTCTCAAAGCTGTTTAATTGAAAGTGTTCCAAAGGTACGCCCACAACAAACTGCATCCAGACCAACACCCACATTACTTAGGTTTAGGTTTGTTTTTAGAACCTTTGGGCCGTCCGCGTTTGGACGGGGCCTTCTTCCCCGTCAACAGCATCCACCAGTAAGAAGCCAATAACCATTTCATTTTGTAAACTCCTTACTTAGTTAACCCAGATTTCTTTTCGTAGGTTCTTAAACCGCCAATTCCAAGCATACCTAACAACACTGTCATCAGACTCCCCATGTCAAACTCAGGGAGCGGTGGTACTTCTGCTCCCGAAATGGTTACCACAAATATAATCAACGGGCAAAGTATGAAGTGGTACAGCAACGCAAACCCACATATCCACCCCACAAACGGGCGCCATCCGCCCTTGAACAAGCTACCAGACGCCGCTTCAGCCTTGTTGATCTCCAACTGAGCTAACAGGGCTTGCTGGGCGTGGGTGTCGGACATGGTCGCTATCTCATGCGCCAGCTTGGCTTTCATGTCAGAGTCAGGAATAACCTTGTCAAGGATCCCTGTAACTGGACCTATTAAAGAACTAAACAGGCTCATTTCTTAACGGTCTTGTTTGTCCTCAACACTCTCTGCAAAGTCCTAGCTTGGCCCGCGTGGAGTTTCGAAGCTTTCTTCAAACCCTTTATAACTTTTTTAATCGGCTTAGACATTACACTATCTCCTTTATGGTCACGTTACCTTGTATTAAATTCATTTTTCTATCACCCTATCGTCATAGGACACAGAAGCCTTCTTGTTGTCAGCCTTGGCGGAGTAAGCATTAAAGCCCATAAACGCAGCAACAACTCCGCTGGCCGCAATAACGTATACACTAGCTATATCTGTTATAAGAGAAGCCGCTTTGTCAAATCCCAGCACAGACGCCAGCAGGATAATAAACGGGTAAATCAACATCCCTGCTAGTGCGAACCCTGTATAGCGCCGCTCGGCGTTGCGCTTCAGGTCTTCGTCATCGATCCGTTTACGACGGTCATCTAACTCAAGCAAAGCCCATTCATTTCTCTCGATGGCCCCGCTGTTATTTACATCCGCCCGTGTAAATTCATCCATTACCTGTTACTCCCTGCCCACAATGCCGCGCCCCAAATCAGACCGCCTGTACCCACCGCAATCAAAAGCCCAATAGAAACTATAGAAATAATCCAAAAGATCTTGTCGCGTTTGTCAGCTTGTTCTTCCAACGCAAGTTTGTGTCTTTTTCTTGCCTGTGCTGTTTCGTGAACAACCATATCCCACAACCCCGGTTCCGCAGTGGGGCCACTT